GGATTGGACCGTGCGCATGGTGTCACCATTGTTGGTGAATCAAATGGTAATGGCACTAAAGTAAAAGGTAAATCATTTGTAAAACGAGAGCCAGTTACTAATGAACTATGGCAAAAACATTTAAATGGTGCAGATAGTTTAGGTGTAATACCAATCAACGATGATAACAAATGTAAATGGGGCTGCATAGATATTGACTCTTACGCAGGATTTGATCATCAAAAACTCATAAACAAAATTAAACAATTCAAGTTACCACTAATCGTATGTAGATCAAAGTCTGGTGGTGCACATGTATTTTTATTTACAAAAGATTATGTGTCAGCAAGTTTGATGCAAGATAAATTAAATGAAATTAGATCTGTTCTAGGTTATGGTGGATCAGAAGTTTTTCCAAAACAGAGAGAATTAAAATCGAAAGATGATACAGGAAATTTTCTTAACTTACCATACTTTAATTGTAGTAATACAACAAGATATGCCTTTCTTGAGAATGGTGAAGCTGCTACACTAGACAGTTTTTTTGAATTAGTAGAAAGATATAAACAAGACGACATCAGCACGATAGAAGTTAAAAGACCAGAAACTCCATACTCTGATGGACCACCATGCATAGAACTTATGGTGCAAAACAAAGTTACAGAGGGTGGTCGAAATAATGCACTATTTCATTATGGTGTGTATGCAAAATCTAAATGGCCAGAAAATTGGAAAACAAAATTAATTTTATTTAATGACTCTGCAATGGCACAACCATTGTCAGATATAGAAGTAAACATCATAACAAAACAACACGAGAAAAAAGATTGGGGATATAAATGTAATGATCAACCAATGTGTAGTTTGTGTGATAAAAAATTATGTAAGACAAGAAAGTTTGGTATAGGTCAAGAGATAACATTTCCTAATCTTACAGACTTACAGGTTGTTGCATTAGAAGAACCATACTATTACATGAATGTGGATGGTGATAGATTATATTTAGACTCTGCAAAACATTTAACAAACCAAAGTTTATTTCAAGAAGAGTGTGTAAAACAATTAAGATTTAATCCACCAACATTAAAAACAAATGATTGGAAGAAACTTACAAATATATTATTAGAGAATGCAGAAGTAACAGAGCCTGCAGAAGGCACAGGCACAAAAGATATACTACGAAATTATCTTGAAGACTATTGTGTAAATAGAATACAAAAAGATGATTACGAAGATTTAAAAAATGGTGGCACATACACTAAAGAGGGCTATCATCATTTTGTATTTGACAATTTCTTTCATAACTATCTTTCAAGAAAACATTGGAAGGTGCCATATCAAAGAACATCACAAATGTTAAAAGATAATTTAAATTGTACAACAAAGCGTGTAGGTAAACACAAATTGTCTGTATTTGTTGTAACTAGATTTGATAAAAAAGAAGAAACATATAAACCAAAACAATTTAAGAAAGATAATTATTAATGAGAACAATAATATACGGACCACCAGGCACAGGTAAAACACATACTCTATTGCAACACATAGAAAAATTTCTTGAGACAACTGAACCTGATAAGATTGGATATTTTACATTTAGTAAAAACGCTGCCATAGAAGGTAAAGAAAGAGCTGCAATTAAATTTAGACTATCTTTGTTGGATGACCTACCATACTTTCAAACTCTACATTCTTTTTGTTTTAATCAACTTGGTTTAAGTAAAGATCAGGTTATGAAAGAAAAACATTATAAAGAATTAGGAGAGAAGATGGGATTAGAGATAGAAGGAACACAACAAGATGAGGATCATGATAGTGTATTTTATTCAAAGAATCCATACATACAATTAATAAATATAGCACGATCAAAAGAAATAGATCCTGTAAAATACTATCATCTTACAGATAATCAACAGGTGTCATTAAATAAATTAAAAATCATATCAGAAGAATTACAAAATTATAAAAAAGAAAATGGTTTGGTGGACTTCCCAGATATGATAGAAAAATTTTTACAAGGTGGTGACACACCAAAACTAAGAGTCATGTTTGTAGATGAAGCACAAGATTTAAGTTTAATACAATGGAAATTAGTAAGAAGAATAGAAGAATCATCAACGGATTCTTTTATTGCAGGAGATGATGACCAGGGTATTTACAAATGGAATGGGGCACACGTGAATACTTTTATAAATTTAGAAGGAACAAGAGAGATATTAGAACAATCACATAGGGTGCCACAAAAACCTTTTGAAATTGCAAACAAGATTATTAACAAAGTTAAGAACAAGAGGGATCTGTAAAACGTTGTCAAAGTTTACATGAAATAGATTTTACAGAGGGTAAGTGGTTAGTGTTAGCTACAGCAAACTATATGTTAAGTGACATAGGTGATGTGCTAGATGAAAAAGGATTGTATTGGCAAAGAAGAAAAGCAACACCAAGAGTTAAAAACATATACGAAATCATACAAAAATGGAATGAGTTAAAGACTGGCATACCAATGCATTTTAACGATTGTAAAAAAATATTTAATAAAATGAATAAAAACTGGGACAAAAAATTATTTAAGGCTATGGTTAAAGATCAATTCTATAGCATTGATGATTTAAAAGAAAAATATGGTTTACAGACAGAGGCAGATTGGCAAGAAGCGTTAGATGAATTAGGTGATGAAGATATAAAAAAAATAAAAAAACTAATGAAGACAGGAGAAGATTTAACTAGAGACCCAAGAATAAGTGTCTCTACAATACATGGGGTAAAAGGTAATGAAAGAGAGAATGTAGTTGTAACAACAGACTTGTCGAATGCAGCGTTTATTGATTATGAAAAAAATCCAGACGATACACATAGATTATTTTATGTTGCATGCACAAGAACAGAAAACAATTTATTTATAATCGAACCACAAAGGAAAAAAGCATATGACATCTAAAGTATGGGACAAACAACACGGAGGATCACACTATCAAAAATATAAAATTCAACCCAGCAAGTTTGTTGTTGAGAATGAGTTGTTATATCCTGAAGGTTGTGCTATAAAATACATAATAAGACATCGGGACAAAGGGAAGAAACAGGATTTATTGAAAGCAATACATTTTATAGAAATGATAATAGAAAGGGATTATGAAACCGATATTTAAACCACAAACAGAATGGTTACCACCACAGAGTTTTCCTAATCTATCTGATTACAGTGAGATAGCAATCGACCTGGAAACAAAAGACCCTGACTTAAAAAATATTGGTTCTGGATCTGTTGTAGGCAGAAGTAAAATAGTTGGCATAGCTGTGGCTGTGCAAGATTGGAAAGGTTATTATCCTATTGCACACGAAGGTGGTGGCAACATGGATAAGAACATGGTCCTAAAATGGTTTCAGGATGTGTTGAACACAGATTCTATCAAAATATTTCACAATGCTATGTATGATGTATGCTTTATTAGAGCTGCAGGACTTAAAATTAATGGAACCATCGTAGATACCATGATTGCTGGCTCTCTCGTAGACGAGAATCGCTTTAGATACGATTTAGGTAGTATGGGTCGGGATTACCTTGGAATAGGTAAAAACGAGGCTGTATTAAAAGAAACAGCAGAACTTTGGGGTGTAGATGCTAAATCAGAAATGTATAAACTACCTGCAATGTATGTAGGTGAGTATGCAGAACAAGATGCAGAGCTAACTTTAAAACTTTGGCAAGAGATGAAAAAACAAATGTATCATGAGGATATCGAAGATATATTTAAATTAGAGACCGAACTTTTTCCCTGCCTCGTCGATATGCGTTTCTTAGGAGTTCGAGTAGACGTAGAAGCTGCTCACAACTTAAAACAACAATTAGTTGAAGAAGAAAAAGGATGCCTACAAGAAGTAAAAAAAGCCACACAAGTAGATGTTCAAATATGGGCTGCACGTTCAATTGAGAAAGTCTTTCAAAAACTGAACCTACCATATGACTTAACCGCAAAAACAAATTCTCCATCATTTACAAAAAACTTTCTGCAGAACCATCCAAA